GAGCGTCGTATCATCGACACAATCAGCCCAGTTACTCGTCGCCATCGCCTGGTAGTGCATGAGCGTGCTATTCACGACGATATCAGTACCTGTATGGCATATTCCCGCGATAGGCGTTGGCTGTACTCTGCGTTCGCGCAGTTGTCCGGTATCACGTACGACCGCGGTAGCCTTGCGAAGGATGACCGGGCAGACGCAATCGCCATGATGGTGGCTACGCTGAATGGGCATCTGGTGGAAGATGAGAAAGTGGTGGCTGAACGTGAGTCTGAGAAGATGGCTCGGGCCTTCATTGAGAACCCACTGGATTGGGCACAGAGCAAAGTGTCTAAGGGCCTTCGTGGTGTAGCTGCTCGGCTACATAACCGGGGCAGAGGTAAACAACATAGAGGAAGAAGATAATGGCATCAATCATCGCAGCTAAAACTGCGGACGTCCAGTACGCCATTGTAGGCACGTGCCAGAACCTGGAGAAGCAGGTGCAGCCGGACTACAACGTAGGCTTCGTAGGTACGACTGCCCTGACTAAGCTGAACGCGTTCTTCACGTACATGCAGTCCCAGGGCTATACGGCTACCCGTGCCGGTACAGCCTTTAAGGATGACGGTACGCTGCAGGCGCGCCTGTTCAGCATGCTGTCACAGCTCTCTAAGACCGGCTACGTTGCCCTTACAGGTACAGGTATGCCGCTCGGTGAGGGCTCCGGTACAGCGTTTGATGATTCGTTCACTGCACTGCAGAGTGCATTCGTAGCCGCCACTGATGCGGCAGAATAAGGAGAGTACACATGGCAATTGCAAAAGCAACCTCAGCGCAACAGCAGGAGCTGTTGCGTCAGCTGAACATTCTCGGTAAGGACCTGTATGCTATCCTTACGCAGCCGCAGAACGTGGCCCAGACTGGTGCTGCCTTCGATACCAAGATTGCTGCGCTTGAAGCCGCGGTGGCCGCAGTGAAGGCTGCTAGCTAATGCGTAAACTGGTCGCTGGGTTGCTGCTCGCGGTTACTCTGACTGGTTGCTCGGCGACCTCTGCACTCACCGGATTAGTTGGTTCTAAGCCGGATGTATCTGCTCAGGTTGGTGCCGAGAACACCAAACAAACCGTTGGCTTGAATAACAAGGTGGACTCCAGCACCACCAACAAAACTGATGTACAGGATTCTAACGTAGGCACTTTGGACACGTCCAGTAAGAAGCAGGTGCAAACTATTAGCACCGGGACAATCCAGGCAGAACGCCTGCAGGTGGTTAACAATGATAGTTACAGTCTTATCCTCGCCGGATTAGCTGGGGCCAGTATTCCTCTGGTCTTCCTAGTGGTCATTCTGGTGATTCGTAAGCTGTTCAGGAAGAAGGGGCAGCAGGATGATTAAGGTGGGAGACATGGTTGGAGCAGACCTCGCTACCCGGGCAGGTGCAGCAGTTACCGGCGCTACGGTATCAGGAGGTTGGTTGGCAGAGTTAATGAGCTGGAACTGGAGCACTATCAGCTTCATCACTGCGACTGTGTGCGCAGTGCTAACCCTGGCGTGGAATGCGTATTACAAGCGACGTACATTCAAGCTCCTAGAAGAGCAGGCGCGTAAGGGGACTATTAAATATGAGTTTAAGGACTAAGGTTATTGCGGCCCTCACGGGGGCCACTATGCTGGGTGGTGCTATTACCGGGGTGGTTCAGCACAACGAGGGATTGAGCCTTACCGCCTATAAGGATAGTGCCGGTGTCCCTACAATCTGCTACGGGGAGACAAAGGGCGTCAAGATGGGCCAGAGAGCCACGCTGAGCGATTGTCAGAAGCAACTGATAGAATCAGCAGGGGCACATGCAAAGGCTCTTGACGGGCTTCCTATGCAGCTCTCTGACGTAGCTCTGGTTGGGTCTGTAGACTTCATTTATAACGTAGGCGTAGCTGGCTTCAACGGCAGTGCTGTGAAGCGGCACCTCAAAAGCCTGAATTACGCAGAAGCTGGAAAGGCCGTACTGGACTGGCGCTATATTAGCAAGTATCAGCAGAAATCCCCGGGCATCGGTTGGGTGTACAAGGGCAGCAACCGCTGGACCTTCGACTGCTCTCAGTATATTAACGGGCAGCGCAATAAAGTGTGCTGGGGCCTATGGGAGCGCAGACAGTGGCAGAGCAAGGCCATTGGGAATCAGTATAAGAATGTAAATGCTGCAGTGGCAGCTCTTACTAAGACCGGAGGATAAATGGCGTTAATTAGATTAGTAGCTCCAGAGCGGGTATTCTCCGACTTGGCGAGCATGGTAGCATATCCAAACTTTCAGGTACAGGACAAGATTATCCTGCTGGGCAGCGCCGGTGGGGACTTCACCTTTACTACTGCCGCGTCGGTAGTGGATAACGGAACTGTGTTTGCTGTACCTGGTGGGTATCTACTCCGTAAATTCGTGGGTCCGGCATACAGCTCCTGGTTCAGCAATTGGGCGGGCATAGTAACGTTCATGAGCGCACCTAATAGGCACCTGGTTGTGGACACAGTCCTGCAGGCCACGAGTGTGCTCAACATCAAAAGCAACTCTACGCTGGAGTTTACTGATACCGGAAGAATCCTGCCGGATGCCTCGGTTGCACGTCAAGTGCTTAACATTATCGGCTCGGCACCCTCGGCATTCGTCCCGTTAGCGGCGGATGCCACAGCGGGCAGCAAAGTCATTACGGTGGCTGCCGGGGCTTTGTCTGCGGTAAAAGGTACGTACTTGTATCTTCGCTCTAACAAGCTGTGTGATGGTGGTCCTAACACCTACGGTGTAAAGATTTCCCAGATTAGGAAAGTGGTGGGGGTTAGCACCTCCGGTGGCGTCACCAGTATTCGGCTGGATAAAGCGCTGCACTATAACTACTACCTGTCTGATGCCGCGGAAGTAGGTATCCCGACAATGGTGGAGAACGTAACCTTAGTATCCCCGTACATCAACGAGTTCGGCTACGACGATTTGAACCGGTTCTTTACTATCGGTATCTCTGCCAACTTTGCCGCGGACTTGCACATCCAGGACGGGGTTATTATTGGCAACAAACGCCCCGGGGCTTCTGATATAGAAGGGCGTAGTGCTATCAAGTTCAATAACTGCGTAGATAGTACCGTTAAGGGTACGTGCTTCTACAACATCGGATGGTACGGGGTAGAGGTGCTCGGCTGCTCAGAGGACACGGAAGTACACGATATCCACGCCATGGACGTACGCCACGCAATCTCTCTGAACTGGCAGAGCACTGCAGACGGGGACAAATGGGGGGAGCCTATCGAGTTCTTAGGCGTTAACTGCGAAGCCTACAGCACAACCCAAGCTGGGTTTGATACTCATGACATTGGTAAGCGTGTGAAGTTCGTTCGCTGCGTTTCGTACGACAGTGCTGACGATGGGTTCCAAGCGCGCACTAACGGGGTGGAGTACTTGAACTGTCGAGCTTACCGTGCAGCTATGGACGGGTTCGCCTCCAACACCGGTGTAGCCTTCCCTATCTATAGGGAGTGCCTAGCTTATGACAACGTACGCTCTGGCTTTAACTGCTCGTACGGCGGTGGCTACGTTTATGACTGCGAGGCTCACGGTAGCCAGAATGGTGTGCGAATCAACGGGGGCCGTGTTAAGGGTGGTCGGTACACCCGCAACTCCAGCTCTCACATCTTCGTCACTAAGGACGTAGCTGAGACAGCGCAGACATCCCTGGAGATTGATGGCGTGAGCATGCGCTACGACGGTACCGGGAGAGCTGTGTACTTCCACGGGACTATGGGCATTGACCCTACCCTGGTATCTATGTCCAATAACGACATGACCGGTCACGGCTTGTTCTGGGCATTGCTGAGCGGCTACACCGTTCAACCTACGCCTCCGCGCATGTCCAGGAACTTACTGGATGACACAGGTATCCGTGGAGTGGCAACGCTGGTGGCTGGTGAGGCTACAGTCAACGCCCGTGTACGCGGAAACTTTGGCAGCGTAGCTAACTCCTTCAAGTGGGTGTCTGAGGTTAAGTTGACGCGGTTGACCTTTCCTTCTAGTGCTGGGGCCTTGACGGTTACTGGCGTAGCTCAGAACCAGGATGTGCCTACACCTAATCCGGACCTAAACAGCTTCGTGATTAGGAGCAGTAACGCAGCGGACGTATCCCAGGTAGCATGGGAGGTGTATCTCTAAGTAGCTCCCTGGGGTATCTCTACGGTATCCCGGGGCACTGCTGGGGTGCACGTCTATACCTGGACCTGAAATTTATTAGACTTTAAAATGAGGATATGTCTATGAACATCAAATATGACACAACATCCCCTAGCTGCTTGGTGTGGCTCAAGGGTAGGCGCGCCGGTGCTCCAGCGGGTACCCGCAACACTCGTGGCTACTGGGTGGTACAGGTATCTGGTAGAAAGATACAGGCACACCGCCTCATCTGGGAACTACACAACGGGCCTATTCCAGACGGATATGTGGTGGACCACATCAACCAAAACCCCGGTGACAACAGATTAGAGAACCTGCGCTTAGCTACGGTTAGCGAAAACAACTGTAACGCACGCAGGTCTAAGCGGGAACATCCTAGGGGTGTATACTACACTGGCACCTGCTGGCGCGGGGAGTTCTGGAAGGACGGTAAGCGTTACATGAAGAAGCACAGCTCCTACGAAGTTATCTGCAAGTGGGTACTAGAGAAACGTCAAGAGCAACACAAGGCCTTCACCCCGGGGCAGGTGTATATCTGAAACCAAAAATTATTATACTCGCCCTTGAGCCTCCCTCACCCTCAACGACGCCAATTGCCCCCATAGGGGGTGCCTAGCGCATAAAAGGAGGGGTGGGGTGGGTGCCTAGACGTCTAGACGGCCCTAGGGCGCTCTCTGAGGTGTGGAGCGCCACGGCAGCTAAGACCGTGGCTATAGCGGAAGCCTCAGAGGGCCTCAGTGGCTCCCTGCGCTGCGCTGGGGCTATCGCTAGTGCTGCCCCACGGCTTGGCCTGTGCGTGGCACTGAGTGGCTCCTGTGCGCTCTACGGGGCACTAGGGGCTATCCCTGTGCGCTCCCTGTGGGCCGTAGGGGTGCGCTCTGCCTTGCTTATTTTGCGCGTCCATAGTGGGCCCGCCTAGTGCCTGCATTGTGGGGCCATAGTGGGCCTGCCTAGTGCGCTGTAGTGCGTCACGGTGCTATCCCTAGTATGCACTAGGCTATCCACTGGCTATCCCTAGTGCTTTACATTGTGCCGATTATATGCTACGCTGCGCGCTCCCCACTAGGGCGCACATCCTCACCCAACACTATCCCGGCGCTATCTCTTTGCTATCCCTTTGCTCTTACTTTCATTCGAAAGCTGTCATGAAATGATGTTACAGGAGTAGGAGGGTTTTAGGGCACTATATACACACTACTTACTACTACTCACTAGTAGTCACTAGTATCCCCTAGTAATGCCCTGTATGACTGACCGTAGGGAGGGAAGCATTACCTAGAATCTTGTAACCTCCGCTCCTATCCCTCCGGGATATCGTCGCTATGGTTACGCTACTAATCACTATGTAAGGAGATATTGTTGTGGCTAGAACATTTAAGATTGTGGTTGATAAGGAAGGTTATCCAGTGATTAATGGTGCTGGGCCTGAGTATGTGAATAAGCGAGGTAAGAGAGACTATAAGACTGTGGCGCTGCATAGGGCCGTGGTTATGGATGCTCTGGGAATCACTAGCTACGGTTCTGGCTATCACGTACATCACTGTGACAGTAACCGCCTTAACTGTGACTTCAATAACCTGATACTGGTTAGCGCTGACACTCACCGGGCCATACACTTAGCACAGATTCAGGAAGGGAGATGCTTCACAAAGGATGAGTTATTGGCTAGTCCTGAGTACGATACTAACTGGCGAGAGTTCGACGTGACTTATGGGGACTACAATAGTTTACTGCACGCAGACCTTTGGGGGTCTGCTTACTCTTTTTGCTCCCGGTGATAAAAAGTTTAAAAAAGTACTTGCTTCTTTTGGTTCAATAGGGCTATAGTTCAATCACCGGGAGGCACTGAGGCGCTAACCGGGGCAGAGTCGGGAGATTCAGCCGGATTAAAGCTAGATAGTGTGAAGGGTTAGACACTCAATAAAAAGAGTTGACACCGCGAAGAACATAAGCTAGATTGAATCCCGAAGTAAGCAGTAAGGCAGTAAGAAATAAACGCTTGACAAGTTCTGATTCACTGAGTAACTTAGATAGCGAACAAGGCAAGGATAACCACTCTAGGGCGCAAGGATGTGTGTCCCGTCGGATTAGGCTAGACGTTAAAAATGACCTCTTAAAGGTTTAGTAGTAAGCTGGTTTGCGGGGAGGCCCAGTACCTTGACTGGTACGTTGACGACCCACCCCTAGACAATCAGTTAAAGAGTAAACGTGCCGGACGTTATCACCGGGGTTCTGAGACAAACCACACTGTCGAGGCGAGAGCAGCTCGCTCCTCTGAATCGAGGGAACAAGGCGCGGAGTGTATCCCGCAAAGAGCATATAACATAGCGCAGCAGTAACAAGGTTGCGCTAGATTATGTTCTCTGAGAGGTAAGAGTATGCGCAAATCAAAGCGTTTAGCATTACGGCGGAATATGCAATTATCACTGAATCCCACCGACGACGTGCCGCTTACTGTGAAGCCTAGCAAACAAGGGTTGAGCAGTGAGCACAGGGTGAGGGGAAAGCAAAAACAAAAGGGCAGTAGCAGGCAGCCATCTGGATGGCCTACTGTTAACTCCCAATTTGGTCGATAATTACAGCCTATAGCATCCTACGGGGTGCTATGTGAAGTAATTACCTAAACAACCAATCAAAGAGGTGCATTATGACCCATTCAACTGGTAAAGTATTCAAGCTCACCGCTGCGGGCAGCATTCGTAAAGCGCTGGGCGACGTAGTGGAAGCAAAGCGCAACATCACTATTAGCGCGCTCTTCCACGGCCTGATTAGCAGCAACGTTTCCTGGGCTATGGATATGCAGCGCAGCGATGCCGCGGACTTCGATATGGTGCTGCGTACGCTGCTGCCTATCAAGTTCAACAAGGAGTCCGGCAAATACGAATTCAACGCGAAGAAGTGCTATGCGTCTGCTGAGAAGCTGGGCATCGAACTGGACACTATGCGTCTGGACTATAAACAAGCTGACAAGCAGGAGCGCGAAGTAATTGTAGCCAGCTTCTATAGCTCCTGTATGGCCCTGTACGCTGCCGAAGCGGAGCAGGTAAAGAATGACGCGCTGGATGCCGATGCAGTGCGCTTGCAAGCGCTGGGGCGCGTTAAAAACGCTATCAAGAAGGCAAAAGAGACTGGTGTAAGCGACGCTGACCTCGTGTCTATGCTGGTATCGCAGGGCGTGGATGTACGCGCTGTACTGGACGCAACTTTGAAGGCGGCGGCATGAGCGTAGAATTCATGGTTATCATAACGGCGGTGGTGCTGTTATTTGTAGTGGTGGGCGAATATCTCTAGTAGCAAGCCTATAGCGTCCTGCGGGGCGCTATGTGAATGCAACTGGCGTATGAGGTTTCATATGAAAGCAATACTGGTCTATCCGGGCCATGAACTCTGGCCCGTGTGGTGCAATCGGGTATACGCAGAATACAACTACACTGTGGTCATATTTTCTGACAAAGACACTAATCAGGAATCCCCTTTAGAATTTGTGGATACCTACACCGAAATGGCTGCCCGCACTGTGCTGGACGCCGTGAATCTTGGCATTATCAACGACTGGAGACAACTTTATGGTTAATGTATTCAACATCATTGTGACCAGCGCTATGCTGGTGCTGGGCAACGACATAAACAACCCAATCCCATACTGCACTGTGCAGTTGCAGCAACCGGCAACGCAGGAGCCGCAGCCGCGCCCTGAGTACGACCTATTTGAAGACCCCGAGGGTGGTTGCAAAGAGCTGGGCGCACGTATCCTTGCGGCGGTGCAGGAGCAGTACCAGGACGCTGCGGTAACGCTCACGGTGGATGGTAAGAGCAATAACGAAATTTGAGGTGGGGGCATGCACGGAAAGAATCCTGAAACGCTGCTGATGCGTAAGCAGCAACCAACAATCGACGGGCTGGCGCGGGAGTACAACGCGAAGGCAGCGCTGCGCCAGCACTATGAGAAACAAGCAAAGCGCCTGGGTATGACCCTGCGCGGCTACTGCTTCCGGTTTAATGTGCGGGGTGTAGTATGAGCAAGCAGGACATTTATGACGTATATAAGCGCCCTAATGGGTTTCTTTACCGGGTACCTCTATTTAGTCCACTGCACGCCCTCGCAGAATTCTATGCAGAGGAGACTAGACTGTGGTTGCCGTCCAGTCACACAGTTGGCGGGGTGGTAATGCTAAGTTGTAGCACCCTTGTGGCCCGCAACGTGGTATTCAAGGATAGCGCATGCTCACAGTAGACGAAACAGCGCTGCTGTGCTGGCGTCTGCTGGAAACGCAGGGCAAGTGCGGTTGCACTTGGGAAACATTCAAAGAGGTTCCTAATGAACTCAAGCAAATCGTGCCAGTTGAGCGTCGATTACTCCGAGTTAGAAAAGAGGATATTGGCACTGTTCTCACAACCTATCGAGAGTACACTGAGTCTGCCGCGCGGAAGCTGCAAGAGCACATTGCATTCGATGTGGTTGCAGCACTACGGCGGAATGGATACCGCGGAGCTTTTAAGCAATTTAGAGCCGCAGTCCGCGCCTATTATAAGCAGCAACAACTCTCCGCGTGGTACGCACGCTGAACTCTTAGTGCATGACGAAGTTCTATTAACTCGGGAGCAAATGAAAATGCAAGAAACTAACACAGCACCTATCGAATGGAAAGTAGTGTTACCGGAAGGTGCAAACGCACTGCCGATTAAAGAATCAATGTATTCCAGCGGTGATTACTGGACCCCGTTCCAGGACTTGCAAATGCAAGGGGAGGACCATCCCCACACTGAGGGTCCGCTGCAGGTGCTTATGGGTCTCCGCACTGTCAGTGCGCACACTCCAGGCTTAGAGGTGACTATAGGCGGGGCACTGCACCCAGAGTATCGCGAATCAACGATGACGCTCGGCCCGTTGCAAAAGGTGGACCTGTACCGGTCCGGAACTTTCTGCGAACTCTTTGAACCGGTGCGAATCACCATAGACAGCAAGTTCTGGGAACGCCGCCGCGACTTCTATGAGGGCGAGGATGTAGTGGTTGAGCGCGTAGTTGCTTGCGTCGAAGAATTCACAGGTTACAAGGTGCACAAGCAGGCCGTGCAGTTATTTGAGCGCATCATGCTTGCACCAGAAGAGCAGCAGCGCCGCTTATACACTGGCTACGATTACGGCCGCCACACCCGCGATGGCAACTTAGCTGCGCTGCTCATGAAGTTGCACGGCTTCGTAGTGTCTAGATTCGCCGTGCCTTTGGGCTTTGGTTTCCGCAACGGCGAACCTATCGTGATGCTGGGGCAGCCGCGGATGCACAAGGACTTCGCAGCAGTTACTGAGTACCGCTGCGTAGAGATGCGCGTAGGTAAGTGGCTCGCTAACTACTACGGAAATGGTGTGGACTTCCGCGATGCTATCGAAGACCTCAAGGCTATGAACGTAGACCCTACAACGTACCTGTGCAAGACCGAGCAGGAATGGTACGACGCCTACGAGAATGGCCCGGGTAGCTGCATGAGCGGGTACTCATTTGAGCATAGCTCTGTGCGGACGTACGCTACCACCAGCCACGGGTTGCCGGATAATGGGCTGCGCCTGTTCATCCAGTACACCGGGGAGCTGTTCGGCGACGATTTCGAAGTGCAGGCACGGGCAATCGTTAACACAGAAACTAACGAGTACGTCCGCGCTTACGGCAACGCTGCGGATGCAATCCTGCGGGGGCATAGGTACACCAAAAACATTGAATGTCTCGAAGGGGTAATGCTGGCGCGAATACCGCACCCAACATACAACGGCGCAGTGCTGATGCCATACCTAGATAGCAGCCAGTGCGGCGTAGATGAGTATGGGGATGATGCCTTTGTAATCCGTGATGCTTATGGGTACGAGGCACAAGACTCAGAAGGATACATCTACGTAGGCACTGAGTCTGCTCGGTGCTGCTGCTGTGAATGTCGCTACTCTGTAGATGACATGCAGGAGACCGCAGATGGTGATATGGTCTGCGACGGCTGCGTAGAAGAAGGGGATTTTGTGTACGTAGTTGGGCGTGATGGTCTGCATAATCGCTGGAGCTGCACCTGGTCTGATTACCACGACGCCTATGTATACGACGAGGACATAGAGCGCTGCGCAGTAGAGGGTGTAGTGCACGACCAAGAGGAACTGGTGTTTGCACAGGACCGGCAAGTGCTTATTGAGCACGCAGAAGAACACCCAGTGCACGGGTTAATTCTCACTGAGCATGCAGCTGATTGCTTGGGAGAGAAGTACCTGGGCAACGATGAAGATGAAGAAGAAGCAGAGGAGGCAGCTTAATGTTCTTGAATCCGCACGGGATTGATATGCAGCTGCTCTTGCAGATACTACAAACGCACCGGCCTAGCTGGGGTAGCACTAAGTGGTTTGAGCCGCTGCTTGAGTGGGCGCTGGGTAGTGATATGCACTACGTAAAGGACAAGCACGGGAACTACTTCGTGCTGGCGGGGGGCTCAGAGCAAAGCGACGTTGCGTTTACTTCGCACCTCGATACGGTGGCCCGACCAACCAGCGCCGCGCCGGACGTTGGTTGCACTAACAAGGGTGTACTGTTCGTAAAGAATCCGCAGCAAGCTGACTGCTTGGGCGCAGACTGCGGCGCCGGTATCTACCTGATGCTGGAGATGCTGCGGCGAGGTGTGCGCGGACGCTACTGCTTCTTCGTGGATGAAGAGGTGGGCTGCGAAGGCAGCGCTGCATCGGTCAAGGATGACACTGGATTTTGGACTGGTGTCAAGGCGATGATTAGCTTTGACCGCCGCGGAGATGGTATCATTACGCACCAGCGGTACATGCGCTGCTGCTCTGATACCTTTGCCAAGACTCTGGCAGAGCGCCTAGGACGCACGGAGCAGCACTTACAAAAGGGTGTGTATACTGACTCAGCCGAGTTCGTCGGCATCATCCCTGAGTGCACCAACGTCGGTGTAGGGTACATGCACGAGCACACCCCGGATGAGGTGCTGGACCTGAACATACTGGGCCAGGTGCTTGAGCGGGTACTACAAGACGGCACGTTCTCGCACCTCCCTATTGAGCGGGACCCGGCAGTAGCAGAGCCAGACCTATGCCAGTGGCCCGCTGCATCGACGCTCAGTTTACGGCAGCCGTGGGATATGCCGCCGGACGAGGACCCGCAGTTACTGGCCGCGTTCCGGGAAGTATCGCAGCTTTCTAAACAACAACTGGTTAGCTGGGTACAGGAGAATCCAGAGAAGGCGGCGGAGTACATAATGGTGTTCTCCGATTACGGCTTTAAAGAAGAACTGATTGAACTAGGCACCCGAGTCGTAGAAGACTGGGGCGGATACGATAATATTGTGGAGGGTTGATTATGTCTAAACTTTTTAAAGTAGGTGATAAGGTTCAGCGCATCAATAAGATTGAAGGTAAGACCGTGCGCGGCGAGATAGTCACTAAGGGGCCTGGCCTCTATATAGACACCAAGCTAACCGAAGGCGCAGGGATTCATTATGCCGGGGATATCTATGGCGGCTCTGCCGACTTCTGGCAGCTAATCGAGGAGGCGGACGAGCTGCCACCGGTTCCGTCTAGTGTAGCATATTTAAACACTAAACGAGACCCAGGAAACGACCAGCGGCTGGTATTAGAAAAGGACAGCGAGACTAACGAAGGACTACTATACATCGGAATAGTGCCTAGAAAAGGCAGCACCCGGGCAGAGCGAGAGATTGGTATTAATATGAGCCCCGATTCAGCCCTGCAGTTGGCACATGACATTCGTCGAATGGCTATGAAAGTTAAGCGAGAGATTCAGTAATGGACCAGCCCTGGCTTAGAGCGTGCAAGCGCCTGGCCGTTGGGCAGAGGGCGCGCTTTCGGTGCTGCGGCAGGGACGCCGCCGGGGTGCTCTACAATAACCCGGATGCCTGGGAATATTATTGCCACCGCTGCAAACAGGTGGGCAAGGAGCACAAGCAGTACCAGCGCATACAGTTACAGGAAGAGCCGAGGGTGCAGCCCTCTGCACCTGCAGATGCAATTTGCATTAGCCAAGCGCCTGCGGAAACGCAGAGTTTTCTTTACGGATTCCTGACCACAAAGGGAATCATGCCTGAAATGGTGGAGGATGCAGAATGGAGCAAAGAGAAACAGCGGATAATATTCCGTGTCGGAAGCGCTGCTCTGGGCCGTGCAGTGCATGCCCGACAGCAACCGAAGTGGGTAATGTACGGCCAGCCAATGCCGTTCGCTGCCGCGGCACCTGCCGTAGCGCCGGATGTAGCTGCGGCCGCACCTCTAAAGGTCGTGCTCACCGAGGACTATCTATCAGCGATCAAATATCAGCACGCGATTACGAACTACTCTGCAATGAACGTGCAGGCTATAGCTATGCTGGGTACTCGCTTGCCCGTGCAGTTAAGGGCGTGGCTGATACAGAACAAACCGACAGTGATACTGTCCCTGGATAATGACCAAGCGGGACACTCCGGCGCGGCCATGATACGGCGCGCGCTACGTCCCTTTATGTCGTGCCACGAAATCTACTACGACGGGGACCCAAAAGAGGCAACAATACAGGAGTTATTAGATGGTATTAGGCGCGTGTAAAGAGCACAAACAGAAAGGCGGACCAAAGGGTTACGGAAATACCACGTTCAAAGGGCGGAAGATACCCCTGCATAGAAAGGTGTATTGCTCGGCGAACGATATATCTCCGGAGAGCATAGTGGGGCTAGTTGTGCGCCATAAGTGTGACAACCCGAGATGCATTAATCCCGAGCATTTAGAATTAGGTACGGTCAAGGATAACGTCCATGACTGTATTGCCAGGGGTAGGGCTAAACGCGGGGTTTCTAAAGGAGAGCATAATGGGTACTCCAAGCTAACGGAGCAACAGGTGGGCTATATCAGGGAGAACTACAGACGGTACGGCAGGGAGCACGGTATACCGGCTATAGCTGCCAGCCTTGGCGTGAGTGTGTCAGCAGTGCACGGTGTGTTGAAAGCTAAAACTTGGAGGCTATAATTGGACCTAATAGTTGTTCGTGCTATGTGCACGCAGAAAGTGTGGACTCGCTTGCGAGAGCAGATACCTAAGAGCATGCTCGCGCCGGATACGTCGAACCTACTAGACTGGGTGGGGTTGTACTGGAACACGTACCCGGAGCACCAGGAGGTTCAGTGGGATGCAATGCAGAGCATGCTCAATCTCCGGGCGGGACACCTATCCCGGGAAGAGCGGGTAATCATGGACGAGCTTATGCGGGGAGTACAAGCCGTACCGCAGGATTCTGTGGTGGGGATTGTCCAGACCCTGAATGAGCTGGCCTACAGCGGAGAGGTGGCGGCGCTGACGCAGCGCTACCAAGACGGCGAGGAGATTGATTACCTACTGGAAATGAAGCACCTGCAGCGCAAGTACGGAGACGGTGCTGCAGTGCACGAGTCGCTGCTTGAATGGGAGAGCGGAAGTGTTGACGAAATACTTGCCGCGACTGACGAGAGCGGTGGTCTTAAACTGGGCGTGTTCGAGCAACTCGCTAGCAGCATCCGAGGTCTACGCGGCGGGGACTGCATCGCAGTGGCTGCTCCTGTGGACTCTGGTAAAACTAGCCTGCTTGCTGCTATTGCTGTGGACTTTGCTGAGCAGATGCAGCAGCAGCCGGAAGTATACGGGGACCGCCCGATTCTCTGGCTGGTTAACGAGGGTCCGGCGACGCGTACAGTGCCGAGGGTATATCAAGCGGCGCTGCATTGGACTCTGGCGGAGATTAAGGACAGGCACAGTAAGCAAGAGTTCGTGCCAGCCTACCTCAAGAAAGTAGGCAGGGCTGACCGGATTCGTGTAAAGGCTGCGCACTCCTTGACGATGGCGCAGATATCCACACTCATGGAGGAGATGCGCCCCGCGGTAATCATCATCGACATGGTGGCGAATATCCGTGGCGGCACTATGGAGAGTGAGCACCAGAATCTCGAGGCGAAATGGCAGGAGCTGCGCATCCTTGGGTGCGAGAACGACTGCGCTATCGTAGGGACTATGCAGCTTTCACTCGAAGGTTACAACATGCTGTTCCCGCCGCTCACTGCTATGAAGCAGAGCAAGATTGGTGTACAGGGTGCCTTGGACTTGGCGATTATGATGGGGTGCTTGGACAGAAACGAGCAGCCGCATATGCAAAACGTCCGAGGTATCAGTACTCCTAAGAACAAGATGGCGCTGTCTGGTAAAGAGTCGCTCCTGCAATTCGAGGTGGGATTCGAGCCTGGACGTTGTAGATTTGACGAAGGCCAGATTAACCAGTGACTTCCCTAGCGCCTTCTACGAGGGCGCTATGTAGGTACACAGGAGGGTTTATGCAAGTAGACTATACAGGGGTTATCCAAAAAGTGGATTACACAGGACTTATACGCGGTAGTTACGTGGTGCGACACCGCGTTACCGGGGAATTTTGTACCGTGGAACTCGGGGCACGCTACAATCAGAGAGAGTGGGATATTGTAGGGCCTATATCACTGCTGGGAGATTTACTAGTATGCTTAAACCGTCAGACATCAACTACCAAGACGACGAGGTAATCAAGGCGTACGCTGCATCTGCAGGTACTTTCCGTAAACGATTCGCACTGGACAGCAGCCAGCTGATTGTGCATCTGGCTATCAACAAGGCTCGGAGGGCTAAATGGAAATGAAAGTGTGGGTTTGTGAGACTTGGGAAACAGATGGGTATGACTACTTTGGTGAGCATATAACTCTATGGTATAAAAGGGAAGATGCAGTGGCACATGGTCAAGCCGTAATAGCCGAGGGCACTGACGACCCGCATGTAACAAGTAATTTCCGAGTATGGGGGGGGGTCGTAGTACAATGACAACCAGCATAATGCACATTGACCTGGAGACAGAGAACAATGAATATTACGGCTCTAAAGCAAGCCCATACTGCCCTGACAACTATGTTGTTGAGTCAGCATGGCGTATCGACACGACACAGGCTGACGGTACTACCACTGTTGGCGCGACTCAATCGGTGCGCTTCAATTCAAGAGCTGATTTCTTGGAGGGAAACAGTGCAGCAGAAGGCTGCCGGTGGTTTCATATCCCCGAGGATTGCTGGCTTATTGTTGCGCACAACGCAGCCTATGAGATTTCTTGGTTTCTCACGTACCAGCGGCAGCAGTTTGAGGCCTTCCTCAAGCGCGGCGGCAGGGTGTTCTGCACAATGCACGGAGAATACATCGCCTCGGACTTTCAGAGCATGTATCCGTCGCTGGACGAGACGGCTCCTAAGTACGGCGGTACGCACAAAGTAGACGGGGTTAAGATTCTCTGGGAGCAGGGTGTGCTAACCTCCCAGATTGACCCGATGCTGCTGCATGACTACCTGGTTAACGGGGACATCCCGAACACGGCCCTGTGCTTCTACGGCCAGTGCGCTACGTTCGCCCAGCGCAATCAGATGCAGTACGTGTGGGAGCGCATGGATGCTCTGCTAGCCTGGGCGTATTGCGAGTGGTTCGGCCTGTTCGTGAACATGCCAATTGCTCGCAAGAACCAGGAGGAGCAGGAGCAGCGCATCCGCGAGATTAAGCAGGAGCTGCAGCAGTACATCCCGAAGGACTTGCCGGAGACGCTGGACTTTAACTTCGGTTCGGACTTTCATATGTCTGCGCTGGTATACGGTGGACCTATCAAGTACCGCAAGAAGGTTCCCTATGACCCTCCGCAGTACGTCAAGTACGACGCTTACTTAGCAGACGTCAATGGAACGTTGCAGTATATTGATGTGTCTGACTGGCAGTCAGAGTGGACGTACCCACGGACGTTGTACAAGTCCGGCAAGAACAAGGGGCTGCCCAAAGTATTCCGCCTTGATACCGAGGAGGAGAAACTTAAATGGGAAGACGACCTTTACTTCTGCCCGGGCCTGGTGAACATCCAGGAGCTGCCGGAAGTTATCCGGGAGAAGTATGCAGAGCGCGGCGAGTTCCGGCAGGCGCGGAACCTGCAGGATGATACCCCTGTGTACAGCACCAGCACAGACGCAATGGAGGCACTAGCCCGCCAAGGTTTCGAGTTCTGTAAGTTGGTGAACGAGCTGGCGGCGCTGGAGAAGGACACTGGAACTTACTACTTGCGTGAAGTTCTGGACGCAGAGGGTAAAGTCAAAGAGCGGAAGGGTATGTTACAGTACGTAATCCCTGAGCGTCCTGATGGTTCTGGCATCATACACCACCGACTGAATACATGCGCCACCGTAACCGGGCGCCTGAGTAGCTCTAACCCGAACCTGCAGAACCTACCCCGACCGGATGAAGACGGGGATGGGGTAGCTAAATCCAAGGTGAAGCAGGTATTCACCAGCCGATTCGGGGATAACGGACGCATCACTGAGGTTGACTACTCGGCGCTGGAAGTGGTTATGTCCTGCGTGCATACGGGGGACACCAAACTACTGGGGCTGCTGCAGGGCGGCACGGATATGCACTGTTACCGCCTAGCTTTCCGCGAGGAACTGCCGTATGAAGAAGTGTATGAGCGCTGCCACAACAAGAAGCACGAGCTGCATCCGCTTTGGAAGGCAATGCGTACAGGTATTAAGGCTCCTAGCTTCGCAGCCCAGTATGGCGCTACGGCTAAGGGGATTGCGTTTGCTACTGGATGTACGGTGGAATTCGCACAGGCTTTCTTGGACAACGAGGCTGCGCTGTTCCCGCAAACAATTGGCTTCCGCGCTGTTATCAAGGAAGAAGTAGAGCGCACCGGGGCAGCCGGGCGCATGTACCGCGAGCAGGCTGACGATGGCAGCTACCGAGTCTACCGCATCGGGACGTGGACTAGCCCAGCAGGTGCCCGCTATAGCTTCCGCCAGAAGGAGCAGTGGAAAGAGGTTGTGCCTGGGCAGCGTAAGCAGAAGGTAATGGACTACAAGGAAACAGAGATGGCTAACTACTGGTGCCAGGGGGAAGCATTCTTCCTGATGGCGGTAGCCGCCGGTATGGTTCTGCGTGCACTCCTGGCCCGTGACTGGTTCGACAATCAGGTGTGCCTGATTACGAACGTGCACGATGCGTTGTATCTGGACAGCGCCAACCCGGAGGTTGGACGTGAGGCGAGCCTGCTGGTTAAGCAGTGCATGGAGGATGCACCTAAGCGTATTCACCAGCTCTGGCCTAACTACGGCATCATTGGTGAGGTCCCGTTCCCAGCAGAGGCTGAGATGGGTACGAGTATGTACAGTAAGGAGAAGGTAGAATGAGTATAAAGTCTGGCAGTGTTGTGGAGTTGATGGACCTGGGGCCTGAGCCGATAGACCCGCGGTATGCAGCATACTTCACCCCGGGTACGAGGCACACGGTTATGTTCTTCGACCCGGTTACTGGGGAGATAGAACTAAGTTATCCTGGACTAGTAGTAAGTAGACCGGGGGATGGTGTTACCTTCTTCCCGGGGGAGTACAAGCTTATCGTGGAATAGTGATAGGTGGACCCTTGGGTGGTGTAGGGGGTTAGGGTAGCATGGAAATACACTGGGGTCAACTAAATAATTAAATAAAATTATTTGTTGACTCTAGCTTGATTCTGTGATTCACAGAGAATTAATGTGATACGAGTAGGAACAACACAAGAGGGTACCGAATGTCGATGTGTATTGACCACGGGTATAACAAATGCCTTAACAAGAACGGATACCGCCGGGCATGGTATAAGCCGACCAGGCGATTGGAGCTGCTGCATCGGGTGGTGTATGCTGAGCATAACGGGCTGGATATAAGGGCGCTGGCTGGCCTGTCTGTTAGACATACCTGCGATAACCCCAGGTGCATTAACCCTAAGCACTTAGTATTGGGAACGCATATGGATAATATGCGGGACCGTGCAGAGCGCGGAAGGAACCCAGATGTGCGTGGGGATAGGAACCCAAAAGCGCAGTTAACTTGGGATGCTGTGCAGGATATCAGGGATAACTATATCCCATACAAGAAAGGTATGCGGCAACACTTTGCTAATAAGTACGGTGTAGGTGTACATGTAATTAGTGACGTAATAAGTAACAGGAGCTGGAATGCCTAAGTTAAACACAATAAAGCTATTCACCAAAGAGCAACACATAGATATCTTGAGCAAGCACAGCTCTAACGTGGATGCTGCTGCCGCCTATAATAAGCTGGCGGGACTGGACGAGCCAGTGGTGTATCGACAGATGGTGAAGTACTGGCGCAGCATATTCCTAGACCACGCTGGGAGCAAGGGTAAGGCAATATCCCACATGAAGGAGGCACTAAAGCTCATACAGCCCAGTCCCACTGATGACATCGGCAAAACCTTCGTGCCGGAAGTGTGCCACCGTATTCTCGTAGTTGGGGATTTGCATGCCCCCTATACGCACGTAGATGCTATGGCCTTCTTAGAATCTGTGCGAGACGCCTACTGTCCGGACATGGTTGTACAGGTAGGCGACGAGACGGACGGCCACGCTATATCATTCCACGAAAGTAACCCGAACCTGGATAGCGCCGGGGTGGAGCTGGAGAAAGCTAAGCTCGTACTGGAGGAGCTACATGAACTGTTCCCGAACCTATTGGTTTGCGATTCCAATCACGGCAGTCTGGTTTACCGCAGGGCGAAAGCTCACGGGCTACCAGTGCAATTCATCAAGAAGTACCGAGATATACTTTTCCCTGAACATGGTGCCCCGGCGTGGTCTTGGGCTGACGCGTGGGTACTCAATACCCCACTTGGCCCGGTTAGATTCCAGCATCAAGTGTCGGGTGACTTCATGCTCAACGCTAGCCACGAAAGAACCAGCCTTGTCCTTGGTCACGAACATGGTCGCTTTGAGGTGCAATATGCAGCTAGCTCAACAGCTTTGTACTTTGGTGCGTATGCTGGGTGTCTGATTGACCGTAAGAGCATGGCCTTTGCTTACGGCAGACTCACCCGCAAGAAACCAATCCTGGGTGTGATGGTAATCACCGAGGGTTGCCCGCAGTTAATTCCGATGCTGCTTGACGACGATGGTCGTTGGGTTGGTCGTACTAAATAACACAGAGGTGATGATGAAAATGGGAATCTGTTCTGTACTGGGCCTTATCTTTGTAACCTTGAAACTGACTGGCGTTATCGCCTGGTCCTGGTTGTGGGTGCTGCTCCCGTTCTGGGGGCCTATGGCACTCGGCGTAATCCTAGTGTTCTTGGCGGTGGCCCTCAAAGCTGCCTCCCGCTAAGCCCTGCATCTGCACGTAAATATCATTCAAACTAAACGAGGAAGTAATTATATGACGATGAATGCACTGGACACCCTGAACTCCCTGGTAGCGGCTGCTATTGAAACGCAGGATGTTGATATGACTGAAACCGCACAGGGCGGTGCGTATGAGGACGTGCTGCTGCCGAAGGGTGAATACTACGGCTACTTCACCGAGTACGTAGAAATCGGTAAGCGCCTGCCGACTAAGGGTGGCAAGCCGACCGGTAAGCCCGCAGTAGCTAACGTACGCATCGGCATTGTAGTGTTCGGTCCTAACGGCGAAGTGAAGCGTATCCGCCCGTTCCCGATGGCTATCAGTAACTTTGAGCGCGCAGGCTTCAAGAAGTTCTTCGACAAGCTCAACTACGACAATAGCATTAAGCATGCAGCACAGCGTCTGGGCCAGGCCTTCACCTTCCCGATTGATGAGCACACCAGCGCCGCGGGCAAGAAGTCCAACATCGCGGACCTGTCCGGTATCCGCCCGATTCCGAAATTCGACCCGAACACTGGCGAGCCTATCAAGATGCCTGCCCTGGATGCCTCTGAGATTAAGCTGTTCCTGTGGAACAACCCAACCAAAGAGACCTGGGATAGCCTGCACATCGAAGGCACCTTCGACGATGGTAAGAGCAAGAACTGGATTCAGGAGGATATGTACAAGGCTGTAGACTTCCCTGGCAGTGCTCTGGATATTCTGCTGAACGCTGGCTCGGTTCCTAGTCCGGCGGCTATGCAGGCACCCGCAGCCCCGGCTGCACCAGTGGCCCCTGCAGCCCCTGTGGCGCCAGCAGCACCCGCCGCACATCAAGCCTAATCAACCCTAACCTAAACTAATACGGCCCCTCCTAGGGGCCTTAGAGGAAGCCTATGAACATCATCAAGATTCTCATCAAACTCCTGAGCGCAGCCTACACAGCAGAAGCTAAACGCGCCGATGCCAAAGCGCAGTTTAACGAGCAGTTGTCAGTTAAATTCGCAGACGACGCAGTGCGTCTGGCCGCTCAATCCGAGGCGCGCGTAGAGGCATCCAAGCATAGCAAAGAGTTAGCCGAGGCGTGCGCTTGCCCTGCTGATAACCTGCGCGCTAAGCGTGATGAAGTAGCTAACTTCCTGGGGGTATAAATGCGCATAATCACATGGGCCAAAGAACAGTACGCTGTGTTTCTGCTTCTGCGTGCACAGCGTTTGCAGAAGCGAGCAAACGACTGGCACTGGGCAGCTAATTCTCACGCACACAGGGCAAGCCTTCTGGGTGCCGAGATTAGCGCACACCGCTATCACTTGACTCGCCAGTGCGCCAAGTCCCGACGCCGTGCATACGCCCTGGGTGCAGAGGCTACGGCCACTGAGACCAAAGCCCACAATTTCATTTCAAAACACAAATTGAAAGGATTTGACTAATGGACAAAGTACTAGACGCATACAAGAAACTGGTTCTGGCTGTAGGTTACGTGAACTGTAGCGCCGTTCAAGGTTTCGACAATGGTGACCAGCTCGGCGCTGTGTACGATGCTCTGGACAAGCTGGCGGCCCTGTACGGCATGGACCTGGAGTTGGCCGCTACCGCCTTCAAAGAGCACAACGACCTGGCGGCACATGCCGATAAGCTACGTGGCGACGACCTCGTGCTTATCCGTGTAGTGGGTACGCTAAGCATCGGGCTGGCGGAGATTGGTTCCTGCATCTACGACGTAGACCAGAGCCTGCGTACTCCGGAAGTAATCGGGGACATGCTCGGCACCGTGCTGGTGCTATCTGAGCTGGAGGCTTGAGCATGGGCGTACGTGTAGAGGTGCACGCACCTAGGCACAGCTTTATGGCACCTTATGCTGAGCATGCCTGCAACCGCTGGTACGTAACCTTTATCCGGGAGGACGACCCTTGCACCATGTACGTGGTGCGCTGGGCCGCTAAACCTACCCGTAAGCAGGTGAAATCAGCTACTAAATCAGTAGCTAGACTGGAGATTTAATAATGCGAAATACCCTTGCCAGAGTATTTTATTTTATGCTAGTGGCCCCTCTAGTACCGGTAGCCATCTTGTGCTGGGTGTTTGAGAAGGTAGAGAACAGCAAGGCGCTGACCGCCTGGGAATCCTGGGCGCGTAAGTTGACCAAGAAGGTTACGGGGGTCTGATGATTATCAACGGGGTTGACTTGTCCCAGCTCGGGGAGCAGTTAGCTCCGCAGAACTCTGGGAAGATTCTGCTGTACGATGCGGATTTCACAGTTTATAAATCTGCCGCTACAGTGAAACGTTTGGACACCGCAATACGCCGCTTCTATCAGCTGGTGCTTGAGGACATGTTCCTGGTCGGCTGCTCAGAAGCAGTTGCGTATCTGACGCCTACGGGATGCGCCAAGTGTTTGCGCTGGCACCTGCCTACGGCTAAGCCCTATCAGGGGCAGCGCGCTAATCGACAGGAGCTACCGCTCAAGGCGCCATTGAAGCGGCACCTGATTGAAAATCCAGACCAGTATTCTGAGCAGGGTATTCAGGTAGTAAGCAGTGACTACTTCGAGGCGGATGACCTGTTCATAATGGATTCGTACAGCTTCGGGGACCGTGGAATCCTGATGTCTCAGGACAAGGACTCCTGGCTCAGCCCTATGGCCCGGTTCGATATCCCAACCGGAACCGTATGGCCTGCCTTGGATAACCCCTTCGGATGGATTAAGTGGGATGATACCCAGGCTATGCCGGTACGAGCGCATGGCACTAAGTTCTTCTGGTGGCAGATGCTAGCAGGAGATGACGCAGATAACGTCAAAGGCATCACATTGCTTGATGGGAAGCTCTGTGGGAAGCGAACGGCCTTTGATGCTATCTACCCTATTACCTCAGAGCAGGACGCCGCAGAATTCGTTGTAGCGGCTTACGCTCGAAACAACCAAGATGTACTCGCAGAGGCAGAATGCCTGTTCCTGCGGCGCTCCCCGTCAGATTCAGCGTACCTGTATCTGATGTCACTGTTGACTACTCCCAGTCTGCGTGACTGGGTGCATTCGCTGCACGAGTACCATAAACAGCATATACAGTGGATACAGGAGCACCCAGACAATGGCGAAGATGTCTGCGAAGGAAATGAGCCTGCGGGCGATTGAGTTATACTACGAGGGGAAACATGATGAACTTGAAACTATTCTGGTTGCGCTGCGTGAACGAGCACCCAAAACACATCGAAGAACGGTTGAGCATTTGGATTCTCTCATTCACGACAATGCTATGCTGGATGTAGTGGGGGAGATTGAACTATGTTAGAAATGGGTAGAGAATATACTTTTGAGGATACACAAGACGTGTATATATTGGAACCCGCCCCACAGCAAGGGGTTCAGGTTAGGTGCACTAACACCGGAGAGGTGATGTCTCCGGCACTGACCGTAGCTCACATACGCTCCGCGCATTTATGGTGGGGGTTCATATACGTATGAGTCTGCGGAAGATTACACGGGCACAGATTCGCTCCGTGGCAATTAAGCTTGCCAAAGACCAGGGAGGTATCTGCCCCCTTTGTGGCAAACCTTTGGACTTCACAATCAAGGGGGTAACTGGTGATTCTGTTGTCGTTGACCACGATCATATTACTGGGCGTATTCGGGGTGCTCTTCATCGCTCGTGCAATGGAGGGGAAGGCAAAGTGGCATCTGCCGCTGGGCGCTGGATTGTTGGTAGCATGCAATCTTCTGGGGCTATTGCTGAATCTCTACGTAGGGTCGCCGATTACTTAGACCGCGAACCTACGGATATGCTATACTATACGCACAAGACGCCGGAAGAATTGGCGCAGGCACAGAAGCTCAAGGCCCGCAAGGCCCGGGCACGACGTAAAGCACGGGAGACTATTAAATGAGTAATATTAAAGTTGGTGATGTGGTAGTTCGTAAAGCTACGCACGTGTCGGGTGACTGGTCTCGAATCTGCGAGTCTCTTCATATCTCCCCATACGCCTCCAGGGAGGTGCTTGAGGTTAGTGGCACCACAATTACACTAAGCGGAGACCTAGCTGGCGGTTGGCGCGCGGACTACTTCCATGTAGCGGGGGAAGTCCCCATAACCAGCACACAAGCGCCCGACGCAGTGAACTCACCCAAGCACTACCAGTTCTTCCCGGACCTGGAGGCAATTGAGGTGATTGCACGCAGTATGACGAAAGAGCAGTTCTACGGATACTGCCTGGGGAACCGGCTCAAGTACAGACTGCGCGCCGGGAACAAGGATAAGCTGGAACAAGACATTGCCAAGTCCGACAAGTACTCAGAACTATACGAGCAACACAGAGGTAAGTGCATTGACGCCAAGTGAGTGGTGCCACGGGATGTGGCAGAAAGCAGTAGAGCGGGGAGACGAACGCGCCGCTAAAGACTACCTGGAGATGTACAATCTCTGGGTAAGTCGCAATCAGTAGTTAGAAGTACCGGACATAACCAAGGAGACTAAGCGCCTATGATTAGCGCCCTGAATACGGTTGTAGTACCAGAGGAAGCACTGGTGAAACGCCAGCTGGAGCTTGAAGAGACCTATAAGATTCGCGGAATCGAGCGGGCACGTAAGCTGATTACGGACGCATTGCAGAACGGTGGGATTATGAACCTGCCGATGACGCAGCGTATGCTCACCTCGGCATATGAGGTGGCCGCCGCCGCTATCGATGAGATGCGAAATGTAAAAGCCCCGGGCATTGGCGGTAAGTACCGCCGGTTCCTGCGCTTAGTCCCCTTGGATGTCCTGACCACCCTGAGCCTATGCACAATGTTTGAGGCATTTAGCGTAGCTCCTGGCGAGTCCGCTAGCCGCCGCCAGACTGCACAGGCGGTAATGTCCGCGCTGGGCCGGAACGTACAATCGGAACTGCTGGCCCTGCAGTTACGCAACGTGGCTCCGGCGTACATGGACCGTGTGTACGAGTACCTTACGGAGCGTAAGACCAAGTCTCCCACGCACATCCTGCGTACGCTGCGGGCCAGTGCTGAGAACGTGCACTATGGGCACGAGCCATGGACCAACTCCCAGAATATCTCAGTAGGTCGGCTGCTATGTGCCGCGGTGTTTGAGACTGGCCTGTTCCAATGGAAGAACTGTAGTGGGAACCTGAGCATGCTCTACCCGGCTGACGATGTTATGGAGGCCTTCCAGAAACTGGTAGAGTCCGCTGATACCGTAACCATGAAGCCGCCTATGCTGGTGCCACCGGTACAGCACACCACTATGTGGGATGGCGGGTACCTTACCCCCATCGACAATCGCGGGACCTATCACAACTCGCACATCGACCGCGCGCGACTCCGTGAAGTAGCGGAAGCATTTAAGTCCGCGGACGGCATCAAGAAGGCGCTTAATAAGGCACAGGAAACCCCATACCGTATTAATAAGCGCATACTGGAACTGGTGCAAGAAGCACGGGCCCTGGGTATTGGGGTGGGCATGCCCCGCTCAGTACCAGAGCCTAAACCGGAGTGGTACTTGGATGGAGTACCAAAAGAGAACTACACCGAAGAAGAACTGGGCCGCTTCGGTGAGTGGAAGACGCGCATGTCCCTATGGTACAGCGCAGACCGTAAGCGTGTGTCACAACTACGCAGCCTGTTGACCACGCTGGAAATGGCGGAGGAATTCAAAGATGAGAAAGCCCTGTACTTCCCGACTTGTGTGGACTGGCGCTACCGCCTGTACTTCAAGTCCTCGCTGCATCCCCAAGGTTCTGATTTGCAGAAAGCCCTTCTTGAATTCGGACGTGGCAAGCCTCTGGGAGAGCGCGGACTTTTCTGGCTTAAAGTGCACGTCGCCACTTGCTTTGGTTATGACAAAACCCTATTCGAAGACCGTGCAGCTTGGGTTGATGCGAACTATGCAGAGATTGAGAGGCTCGCGGATTCTCCTCTTGATGCCCCTGCTTTTTCCTCTGCGGATAGCCCCTGGTGCCTGCTGGCCGCCGCTATCGACTTGGTTAATGCGGTTCGTTCTGGATGCCCAGAAGAGCATATTAGCCGAATCCCAGTTGCTATGGACGCTACAAACTCAGGTGGACAGCATCTCTCAGCGCTCCTGAGAGACCCTGTGGGCGGACGCTTGACGAACCTGTACTGGGAGGGTAATGATAAGAAAGCGGACCTGTACATGGACGTGAAGCGCCGTACGGACGAGAAGGTGATACTGGACCTGGACAAGGAGGATTTCGTTATCCAGAGCACGTACTGGAGAGAGAACGAAATCACCCGCAGCATGACCAAGCGCCCTAGTATGACCTACTTCTACAGCGCCACTGTGCGCAGCTGCAGCGACTACATCTTCGAAGGCGCTTGCGCTGAGGGGTACGAGGGTACTGAGACTAACAGTCTGTGGAACTTGTCATGCTACCTGGCTCCGCGTATGCGCACTGCTATCGAGGAGGCAAACCCAGCCGCAGCCGCAGTTATGGGGTACTTGCAGAACCTCGCTAGGCGTGTACCGGCAAGCCAGCATCTGCAGTGGTATACGCCGCTGGGTGGGCTCGTAATGAACCGCTACACGCAGCGTGAAGAAGTGCGCGTACGTATTGACTGCATGAACCTGTCAGCGGTACTGGTACACAACCGGGACTTCAAAACTTGCAACAAGCGCAAGGCAGCCTCCGGGATTGCCCCGAACTTTGTGCATAGCCTGGACAGTACGCACTTGATGATGGTGCTCTGTGCTGCGGAGGGGTTGGACATTGTGCCTATTCACGACTCGCTGGCTACTCACGCAGCTGACGTTGACGCTATGCATAGGCACATCCGTGAGCAGTTTGTGCGCCTGTATGAAGAGAATGACCTGCTTGGCTACATTACTCGCGCGGCAGCAGCAGCCGGGGCAGACTTGACGGACCTGGACATGCCGGAAGTGGGCACTTTGGACATCCGGCAAGTGCTAGAATCCCCGTTCTTCTTCTGCTAAAAAATTTAATGTTACAGGAGTAGGAATGAAGTTAAAACACACTAGTAAAACTTCCGACTACACTCTCAGAGTTCTGTATAAGTCTGACGACATTACGGACGCAGTGAAGCAACTGCATGAACTGGGCCACGGCATTAGTCGGGGCCTGGCTCCAGAGCAGCACTACTGGAGGGTGCTGGGAAGTATACTGGGTAAACAGTATATACTAGGAGTCTATGACTCCCAAGGCGACTTAGTCGGTGCTGTCAGCTACTACCCAGAGGCTGTAGAGGACTGTCATTACGTAGAGCCTGTGCTGTATACAGACTTCTTCGTATTGAAACCGGACAACGGCGCGGCAGTGTCTGTGATTATGCAAGGCCTGCGCGCAATAGCCAAATGCATGCGCGCTGGGCGTATAGCCATTAGCCGGAGTACATCGGATAACACGTACAAGACAACTTATCATTTAGTGAGGTCAGAATGAGTGGTGGTAATTTAGGTAAGCTGTTAGGTAAGGCCACGGACATGCTCGGCCTTACTGACAACGCAGGATTAGAGGCGCAGCAGCGCTTGGCAGAGCAGCAGGCCAGCGCAGCTAAACAACAGGCTGCCTTAGAGGCTAATAGCGCCGCAGATAACATTGCTGAGATTGACCCCGCAGGGGCTGCCTCTGAATCTGCAGATGCAATTACGTCTGAGCAGAAGAAACGGCGACAAGCAGGGCAGAGCAATCCTCTGGGCCTGTAAGGGGGTAGCTTGGAACAAAAAGCAACATTAGCAGAACTCTTTAAGAAGGACCAGGACGCAGGTGTATTGGATGCCTCCGAGAAGTTCGCGCAGTGGACGCTCAGCACTATCTTTACCCGGGACGATTCCCTGGACGGTAGACGCAGACCGCTAGAGCGTGACTACCAGAGCACCGGCGCGCAGCTGGTCAACACTGCAGCCACTAAGATTGTAGGGGCACTGTTCCCTCAGGGCACTAGCTTCTTCCGGTTCTCCAAGAGTTCGGACCTGGACGAGTTCATTAGTTCGCTGGGCAGTGCAGCTACGGCAGAATCTAAGCTGGCTGAGGTTGAGAACACAGCGTCACAGAAAGTATTTGAGAAAGACGGTTATGCTGCGAAGTTGCAAGCTGTGAAGCTGCTGCTGGTTACAGGTAACGCGTTGGAGTATATTGATGAGCGGACAGGTAAATCCATCGTCTACTCAGTTCGTAACTTTACCGTTCGAAGGGATGGCAGCGGGAACGTCCTGCGACTCATTATCAGAGAGCGCACAAGCGTCCAGGACCTGCCAGAGGATTTCCAGAACACCTTCTACCGTGACAAAGACCCATACGGCGACGTTGATATCTACACTGCCGCTTGTCGCAAAGTTAAGCTGACAGAGGAAGGCGTAGAGGTAGTAAGCTACGAGGTGTATCAAGAAGCCGATGGACACCGTATCGGGGACAGCAGCACCTATCCGGAGCTGGAGCTCCCCTACAACGTGCTGGTGTGGAACCTTGTTAGTGGCGAGCACTACGGGCGCGGCTTGGTAGAGGACTACGCTGGGGACTTTGCCCGATTATCGGTACTGTCGGAAGCACTGACTAACTACGAGGTCGAAGCCTCTCGGCTGATTCCACTAGTAGATTCTAGTTCTGGCCTGGATGTGGACGAGTTCTCTACGGCGGAGACCGGGGAGGCCGTGCAGGTGGGCGGCGGTGGTTCCAACGGAAACACTAAGTCTCCTGTCACTGCTTACGAGGGCGGCTCTGCCCAGAAGATTCAGTGGATTGCCAGCAACATCCAGATGCTCGAACAGAAACTGTCTCGTGCGTTTATGTACACCGGCAACTCCCGGCAGGGTGAGCGTGTCACGGCTTATGAGATTCGCCAGAACGCCAAAGAGGCGGAAGCCGCTATGGGTGGTGGGTTCAGTATCCTGAGCGACACCTGGCTGCGTAAGCTGGCGTACCTGTACACTGCACTGGTGTACCCTCGCTTTAAGTTGTACCTCAGCGAAGGCGTGGTGAGCATCAACGTTACAGTAGGTACCTCTGCGCTGGCTAAAGCCGCGGCAGCGGACAAGCTGTTAGAGGCGGCACAGTCCATGCAGCTGGCTATCCCGGTGCTTGAGCAGATTACTCCGCGCTTCAACAAGGATGCGTGTGTAGACTGGTACTTCGACGCCTATGGTATCGTCAGCGAGCCGTTCATGTACACCGAAGAGCAGCTGCAGCAGAAGCAACAGGTTCAAGATGCGTCTGCCGATGTATCCGCAGGTGCAGCACAGGACCAACTCCAGGGCTTGACAGCAGCGGACCCGACAGTAGCAGGTAAGCAGCTGGGCTTATTACCAAGTTAACAACAGAGGCATAGATGGATAACGTAGAAAACGGTCAAAACGTAGAAACTACACAGGTAGAGAACCAAGGTGGTCCTAAGATTCCGGGCCTAGGTGCTCCCCTTAGCGCCCCGAACAATCAAGGCGTGCAGGATGCACAGACACCTACCCAGCAGCAACAGGGCAAAGATTCCCCTGACCCTGCTAAGATTCCTCTGGATATCGAAGCCCTAAAAGCGGCCCTGGATAAGGGTGGCGATAGCGCTAAAGAGCAGCCCCAGGAGCTGGCTAAGACTGGCAACCCGACGATTGACGCCGGTGTAGCTATGTTGCAGAAAGTCTCTGGGTTAACTGACTCTGATATGGTGCGGGCACTTGGTAAGGCCCTGGAGTACCAGGACCCTAACCTAATCGATACGGCCTTCATTAAGGAACGTTTCGGCGAGCACGCTGCTTATGCAGAGCTGCTGGCCAAGGCGTACCTGGAAGACCAGGTTGGCCAAGCCACCAAAGCAGTACAGGAAGCTTACGATATTGTAGGCGGGAAGGAGAACTGGGAGGTAGCAGCGCAGCTGTTTAATTCCAAGGCTCCGGAACCTCTGCGTAACGCAGCTCGTGTACTCGCTAACGCAGGCGAGCTTAAGCAGGCCGCCGAGTTGGTGGCGGGCTTCTGCCGGGATATGGGTCTTATCAAGACACAGAACCCAATGGTACGAGGCGTAGCTAGCAACAATGCACTATCTGCTGCGGACTTCCGTGCAGAGTATACCAAACTCCGTCAGGAAGCGGGCAACCGTAGCTTGGCATCCCCACAGTTCAGTCAACGTTATAACGATTTGCTCGCACGCCGTGAAGCCGGTAAGCGCGTAGGTCTCTAATACTTACCAATCATGGAGATTAATCTCTTGCAAGAACTAGCTAATCGCTACACCTACACAGAAGACGGGCGCTTGATTAACAAGGCCACAGGTCGTTTCGGTGATACCTACCAGAATAACTGGGGATACCGCCGCGTGACCTGGGACCGCGGGGCAGCGGGACGGGTGAGAGAGTATGCACACCGGCTTGTTTGGTTCATGCATCACGGGGATATACCCCAAGGGTTGATGGTGGACCACATTAATCTGGATAAAGCAGACAATAGAATTGAGAACCTGCGCCTAGTTGACAAATCAGGTAACGCTCAGAACTCTGTGTGGAAAGGCTATTGTTGGGATTCCCGAGCTAACAAGTGGCGGGCCTACATACAGCTAAATGGTAAGACAACACACCTCGGGCACTTTGACTGCGAACACGCAGCGCGAGATGCCTACCTGAAAGCTAAAGCAAAGATGCATGCTTATGCATCTGTTAATGTACTTAAATAAGGAAAGTAGAATATGGCCGATACCATCTATAAAGCTAACTTGACAAGAGCCCACTGGGCAGGCGCGGCGTCTGACGTCGATATTCACCTGGAAGTGTACCAGAATGAAGTCGACACCCGCTTCCAGTACCAGGCTCTGTTCCTGGGCCTCTCCAGCCAGCGCTCTATCAGTGGTTCCAACACCTACCGTATTGACCGCCTGAACACCTCCTCGGTGAAAGGTCGTCGCTCCGGTGAGGCGCTGGATAGCACCCCGGTCCGTAACGATAAGATGATTATCGTGGTGGATACGGTGCTGTATATCCGTAACCCGATTGACTACCAGGATGACTGGACCGGTCCGGACTTCCTGACCGAGATGGGTCAGAACAACGGCTCTGAGTTCGCGGAGACCTTCGACCAGGCGCACCTGATTCAGCTCATCAAGGGCCGCTCCTGGGTTGCTCCGGCGCACCTGAAACCAGCATTCAATGACGGTATCGAGGTGGGCGCAGCCGTCCTGGTTCCGGGTACCACCACCGCCACGCAGCTGACCCAGGCTGAGATGGAGGCGAACGCTATGAACATCAACCTGGCCCACAAGGCTGGTATCGATGAACTCATCAAGCGCAAGACCCCGCTGGCGGACATGATTACCCTGGTGGATGTCGATACCTATTCGCGTCTGCTGGAGCATCCGAAGCTCCTGAACCTGGACTTCGGTGCATCCAACAACGACGGTTACAAAGACCGCCGTGTAGTGAAGATGAACGGCGTGCCTGTGGTAGAGTGCACCGAGTTCCCGACCGCTGCCGGTACGCACCCGTTGGGCTCTGCTTACACCGTCACCTCTGACGACGCGCTGTGCCGTATGGTGACTTTCAGCAAGTCCAAGACCCTGGTGACTGTTGAAGCTAAGCCGTTCACCTCCCGTATCTGGGATGATGAGCGCGAGTTCAGCAACGTGCTGGACTGCTACGCGATGTACAACATCGGCCTGCGCCGTCCGGACACCGCTGCAGTGACCAAGTTCACCTTCACCACCAAGCCCTAATTGGAGGTTCAATGGCAGTAATTGCTACGTTCGGTCTGGAGACTCTCCAGGCCAATGCAGCTCAGCGGGAGGCGGTTAAGGCCGCCACCGATGTAGCGAAGAACATCCAGGTGGCTTCGGTCGAGTCTGGCCGCAAGGCTACCAAGAAAACCCGTAAGGCGGCTGACGTAGCCGCTGATACTACGGAAGAGTAGTACGCGCCCCTGGTGCCTTCGGGTGCCAGGGGCTTTTTTTTTGTCCCTGTCTTAAGGGTCCAAGGGGTCTTTAATAGAGGAACAAATATGAGAGAATTAGATGCTGTGAACCTGACGCTTGAAGCCCTGGGGGAGTCTCGCGTTATGGACATCAACACCAGTAACCCCAGTGCGGGGTTAGCTCGCTCTGCGCTTGCGCGCAATCGTCGCGGGTTACTCAGCACAGGATTCTGGTTTAACGTGGTAGAGCGTGAAGTTGCTCCCACTGCTGACGGTTTTATCAAAGTGCCGTGGAACCAGTTGGCTGTGTACGATGCTGGCTCTGACTCCAAGTACGGGGTGCGTGATGGGAACCTGTACGACCTGATGGAGCAGAACCAATACTTCGACAGCTCCGTTAAGCTCAAAATAGTCCTTGACTTGGACTTTGAGGACCTGCCGGAGCATGCAGCTATGTGGGTGGCTAACTATACCACTGCACAGGTGTACCTCAACGACCTGGGCGGCGATAGCAACTACGCTAATTACGCACAGGAAGCTGAGCGCTACAAGAGCATGGTGCTGCGTGAGCATCTGCGCAACCAAAGGTTCAGCACCAGCAAGACACGCTTTGCACGCAGAATCCGCCGCGCTCGTTTTATGGTTTAAGGAGAGGTTATGGCGCAATCATTAGAAGGTACTATTCAGAGCTTGCTGCAGGGGGTTTCCCAACAGGTTCCGAGAGAGCGCCAACCAGGACAACTGGGGGCGCAGCTGAACATGCTCAGCGACCCGGTTTCCGGTATCCGCCGCAGACCTCCTGGTGAGATTGTCTGGGAAAGCACGATTGATAGTCCAGGGCTTGATTCCCTGTTCACTGAATACGTAGAGCGTGGAACTGACGGCAGGCACCTGCTGATTAACACCAGCAACGGTAACTGGTGGTTACTGGCTAAGAATGGAAAGACCATCCTTAACTCCGGAAACGACCCGTACTTTATTACCACCGTGGGTCAGACCTCTTTGCAGACCGCGAGTATTGCTGGACTGACTTATATCCTGAATACGGAGATGGCCCCGAACACAACCGTGGACAATACGGGGCGTATTGACCCAGGCACCACTGGGTTCTTCTACGTTAAATCTGCAGCATTCCAGAAACGCTGGAACATCACTGTTACATCTGCCGGGGTAGATTACTCCGGGGACTACACCGCCCCAGCTGCTGGCAGTACCAGTGGTAACGCTGAGGAGGTATCAGGTGCCTACGTTGCTCAGCAGCTGCGAGACTCTCTTGTAGCGAATGGATTGCCAGCTGGGAACGTTAGCGTACGCGGCGCATACTTGTTCTTCTATGGGTTGAGCAACTGTGTGGTATCCTCCGACGCTGGCGATACTTATGCTGGGGTATCCAACCAGTCTCGTGTAGACCAGGAGCAGGACCTACCTGCACAGCTCCCAGCGCAAGCTGACGGGGCGATGTGTCGTGGACT